TCTGTACTTATTAGTTGCACTGCAAGTGATACATTAAGAGTGACTACACAAAATGCAGGAAGTTATTATCTTGGCAATGGGTATGGTAGATTTTCAGGATTTTTAGTGGGGTAATAAAATGAGCGTTGAATTAACTTTATTAAGGGGTGAAAGAAATAATCTTTTAAAAGATAGTGACTGGACAGTCTTACCAGATAGTCCTTTATCAGATAGTAAGAAAGATGAGTGGAAAACATATAGACAAGCTTTAAGAGATATAACAAAGACAGCTAAACCAAAACTGGGTGAAAACTCTCCGTTTCTTGACCCATCATCTGTTACCTTCCCAACAAAGCCTTCATAGGAGAACGCATAATGCCATACATAGGAAAAGCACCACAGCAAGGTATCCGTAACAGGTTCATCTACCAAGCGACAGCAGGGCAAACTAGCTTTAGTGGTTCAGATGCCAACTCACTCACATTAACATATCCAGACTCAGAATATGTCGATGTATATCAAAATGGTATACTGCTTAAACCTGCAACTGACTACACCTCTACATCAGGTACATCAGTCGTGTTGGTTACAGGAGCATCAGCTAATGATGTAGTAGAGATAGTCGTGTATGACACCTTCAGTATCGCTAACAGCTACACCAAGTCTGAGTCTGACACACGCTATCCCTTCTTAGGTAATGACAGCATCATACGAACCAATGGTCAGACTATCAGTGCTGACATAACAATCAGTAGCACAACCAATGCACTGTCAGCAGGACCTATTACAGTCGGTGCATCAGCAACGCTAACAGTTAATGGATTTTATACAATATTATGACAAGTGAACTTAGAGTAGATAATTTAAAAGGTAGCACCACAGGTGGCAGTATAAATGTCTTGGGTGAAGGTACATCTGCGACTACTAATTTACAGCAGGGATTGTGTAAGGCTTGGGCATTTGCTGACCACAAAACTGATAATGTCATAGACAATGGATTTAACACAGCTTCACTCACAGATACAAGTGCAGGTATAAGTTCTGTAAATATTACAAATGCTATGCAAAGTGTAACACAAGTATCACAAGTAACGTCCTATCAAAGTGGTACGGCTCAGATAACAGGAAACTCAGGAGCTTCTATGACGAGTACAACTGCTTGTAAATTTGTCACAAATGACACAGGTGGCACAGGTCAAGAGGACACAGAATATGGCATGACCTTACATGGAGATTTAGCATAATGGCAAGTGAAATTAAAGTAGATACAATCGTCAATGCAGGGGGAGATAATGACACTGGGATTGACCTTGCAACTAATGACCAGATATTGCTGAAGGTAGCCAATTCTACAAAGCTAACCATGAACTCCACAGGACAGACCACTATCGTTGGAGAGGGTGGCACGACTACTACGAGTGTACAGCAGGGGTTGGCTAAAGCGTGGTGTCATTGGAATCAAGATAGTACTCAAACTAGAAGAGATAATTTTAATATTGCCACAATTACAGACGGTGGAACAGGGGATACAACTTTTACCTACACAAATAATATGGGAAATGCAAACTACGCTTTTGTTGGGCATGGTTCTCATGATATTGGAACGGTTTCAGGATTTTGTTCATATGACACAGATAATCAAACCACTTCTCAGTCGAATAAATTTAGGTCAATAACTTCAGCAAATAACCTCTTTGATGCACAGAGTGTGCAAGCTACATTACATGGAGATTTAGCATAATGGCATCAACACTTAAAATAAATACATTAACAGGTGTCACCACAGCAGGGTCAATCGCTGTGACAGGCGAAGGGAATAGCACCACGACTAATCTACAACAGGGCTTGTGTAAGGCTTGGGTAAATTTTACCATGAAAACTAGCACGACAATAAGAGATAGTTTTAACGTAAGTGGTTTAACGGATAATGCTACAGGAAAAACAACTGTTAGCATAAATAATGATATGTCAAATGATGACTATGCAGGAGTGATGTATACAAGTGCTAATACTGGAACAGGTGCAGATGGAGAGTTTGGAAATGATTTTTTAGGTGGATTAACTGTGAGAGCTACAGGTTCTTTTCAAGTAGAATCTTATGGTTCTGCTTTTGTTGATTCAGTATTAAATGATGCAATAGCACACGGAGATTTAGCATGAGCAAAGCAGCAGAATTAGCGAGTTTACAAGGTGTTTTGAAGTGTTGGTACAATTTAAAGGGAGATAGCACAGCAGCAATCCGTGACAGTTTAAACACAGGTAGTCTAACTGATAATGGCACTGGTGATTATTCTATAACCTTCACAAATAACATGGCAAATAACGATTATTACTACGGCACAACACAAAGAGCTAATTCCCGAACAGCAGGAGTAGCAACTGAATCTGACCTAGAAACAAGTAAAATAGATAACACACTTACATTTGACTCTTTAGGCAGTAATGTTGATAGAGATATACAAGGTGGTTGTGTTGCAGGAGATTTAGCGTGACCAAAGCCTTAGATCAACGTGTCACAAAGATTGAGACTGAGACACATATACAATTCAAAGAGTTATTCTACCGCCTGAAGAGGCTAGAGATGTGGCTTATCTGTGGCATGGGGGCTGTCCTTGCCATGCTTATAGGCGTGTTATTACAAATTAGTTAAATCTTAGGAGAAACAATTGGTTTTCGGTGTAGGAGAAGCCATAGCTGCTGCTGCTGCATTTAAAGCTGCTGTGGACGGAATTAAAAGTGCAATAAATACAGTTTCCGATGTAAGAGATATTGCGAGTCAAATAGACCAGCTACTTGATAGCAAATCACGCATAGATAAGGCAAAGAATAAAAAGGTAGCTGCTGGTCAATTTTCCTTAAGTTCCATTGCGTCTGAAACTATAGACGCAAAACTTGCTGAAGAGGAGATGTATCAGATCAAGATGCTGATTGATAATCGCTTTGGACATGGCACGTTTCAAGGAATCCTAGAGACACGCCAGAAGCGTATCAAAGAATACAAAGAAGCACAGATAAAACTAGCAAAGCAAAAGGCAGCCCAACGTGCTGAGATGATGAATGACCTTAAATTATTCGTTTGGATTGTCTCTGGGGCTGTTGTTGCTGCTATTGGTGTTATTGCCTTCTTTATTGTTGAGTGGTGAGCCTCACTGTTACGCAGTACGAAAACATGAGTCGAGTGTTAGCCAAAGTGCTTTTGAGTGGATATGCGTCTATAGACACGATGAGATAATACAGCTTGCCCAAAGCGATAATATCAAGAATTGCTTTAGTTGCTTTCTTAAGAAGTTCTCTGAATGGACATGGGAGCAAGAGATACGTAAGGGAATAAGAGAAGACCCTAAGTATATTACGTGCCGAAGATACAAGCGTAAGAAGGCAAAGAACGGACAGCAAGTATGTCTCTATAGAGGCGCAAATAACACCTATACGCTTGTGGTTGAGGGGCAGTGTCCACAAGAGTTTCAGTGTAAGTATGACCCTAATGGAAAAGAACCCAACATCGATAGCGTTGTTGAGTCTTTAAATGAAAGTTTTAAGAAATGACGCAAAAGAAATTAGAGAAAGGGTCGGTCTGGGAAAAGGCTGATGCTAATGGTGACAATATCATAACAGATAGTGAGATTGCCCTTAGAGAGAGGATGATACGGATTGAAAACCAAGACAAAAAAGAAGATCAACAGCGCTATATGGTCTGGTTCTCCGCTATCAGCGTCACAGCTTTTATTATTGTACTTATGTTGCCTATCGTACCGCTAGACAGAGTAGATCATCTTAGCTCTATAGCCTCAACGTGGGTGATATCCAACATGGGTATCATAGGAGCATTTATTGCGTCTAATGCGTTTAAAAAGAATGGGGAGACCAAACAATGAAAGTCAAAGGTGTAGACCTATCAGCCCTTAATAAGAGGCAACAGACAGCCATGAAAAGGCATGGAGAGCATCATACAGCTAAACACCTAAGAGATATGTTGAAGCGTATGGTTAAGGGAAAGTCGTTCACAGAAGCACACAAAGCATCAACTAAGGCAGTGGGGAAATAATGCCATTTTCAAAGTATTCATCAAAGCAAAAAAAACTAGCAAAAGTAGCATCACCAAAGAACAAGATTACGGCTGCTGATTTTAAGAAACTCAAGAAAAAGAAAAAGAAGAAAGCATGAGTAAAAAGAAAGTCGCAAAACCAACAAACCCAACGCTCTATGCCAGAGTAAAGGCAGAGGCAAAGAAGAAGTTTAAGGTATACCCGTCCGCTTATGCTAACGGGTGGCTTGTTAGAGAGTACAAGAAACGTGGTGGAAAATATAAGACTGTGAGTGCGTAATGGCAAAGCCTAGAGGTGGATTAACTAAATGGTTTGGCAAGGGAAAAGGGGGCAACTGGGTCGATATCTCTGCGCCTAAAAAGAATGGTAAGTTTCAACCTTGTGGGCGTAAGTCAGCAACCAAAAGCAAAAGAGGATATCCAAAGTGTGTTCCGGCATCTACAGCTAGAACCATGACTAAGGCGCAAATCAAATCTGCGGTTACACGTAAACGAGCTAATCCCACAGCTAAAGTGAAGACATTTGTGAGAAAGAAGAAGAAAGCATGATATCAAATATTTTAAGTTCAGTTGCTCCAATAGTTGATAAGTTCGTTTTAGACAAAGACAAATCCAATGAACTTAAGGCACAACTAGAGCAATCCATCATTGGGCTGCAAAAGGCACAAGCAGATATTAACCTAGCACAAGCCAAACACTCTAGCATCTTTGTAGCTGGCGCACGCCCAGCGATAATGTGGATTTGTGCGTTAGGGTTATTTTGGTCTTTTTTCCTTGCGCCTATTGCTAATTGGATTGTGGTTGTAAGTGGTGCAGATATACCCCTTCCTGAAATACAGACAGAGGGTCTTCTAACGCTAACTCTTTCATTGCTTGGCTTGTCAGCCAGTAGGAGCTTTGAGAAGTTCAAAGGCGTGGCAAGGAATAATCTTAAAGAATGAAATGCTTTCATTGCGATGGAGACACAATAAAGACAGAGCATGAGGATTTTGATGAAAGATTTAATGAAAAATATACAAGGCTTACTAAGCTCCTGTGTATCGACTGTGGAGCGCATTATAATGTCTATCTTCCCACAGAAAAAAAGTACCTCACCGAAGAAGAAGACTAAAAAGAAAAGTAAATAGAGTAGAGGAAGACAATGTTTAAACTTAGCCAGAGAAGCTTGCAGAGACTTGAAGGAGTAGACGAGGCTCTACAGGAAACAGTGAAACTAGCGATACAGAAGACCAAGATTGACTTTGGCGTTATCTGTGGAATGAGGACAAAAGAAGAGCAAGAGGCTCTTGTCAAAAAAGGCGCAAGTAAAACATATAAAAGTAAGCACCTCGAAGGAAAAGCTGTAGACCTTATGGCGTATATTGATGGTCGTGCCTCATGGGAATTGAACCTCTATGACGAGATAGCTGATGCTATGAAAGAGGCAAGTAAGGAGACAGAGGTTGATTTACGTTGGGGGGCAAGTTGGCATATCAATAGTATGCGTGAACAAGAAATGACCTCCGAAGCAATGATGACACAATACATTGATCTCCGAAGGTCACAGGGAAGAAGACCCTTTATTGATGCGCCTCACTTTGAGTTGACTTAACCCTTAAGCCTTTCTTAGCTCTGGTACGTTCTAGGTGACCATCAGCAATCAACTCATTTACCACTCTGCCACAATGATTAAGTGAGTAGCCTGTCTCTTCAGCAATATCTTTAAGCATAGGTGAGAACTGCTTTTCTCTGAGATATTTTTCAATAAAATCATACACTCTTTTTTGAGTCTCATTAGCAAACTGTACCATCTTACAACATCTCCTTAATCGTTAAAGATTTGGCTCGTTCATAACGCTCCGGCTTGGCTTTTGTCATTGTAGGACGTTGTGCCTTATAGTGCCTCGTTATCCATTTCACTACGTGGGTTGTCTCTCCAAGAGTGTTGTAAATCTCTCCTATCTCACTGTTACCCATTTCCTTCATAACGACAGCCTCAAGTTCTTTTATTC